GGCACTGTCAAGGATGAGTCAAGAATGTGGATAAGTTGAGCGTCCTTTTGGCGTGTCGTCCACAGGTTATCCACAGGCTTCATGTCAGCTCCAAATCAAGACGATATGACAAATCATCAATCGCTCGCATGACTGCACCGCTGCCATTGAATAGATCGACGATTTCATCACCTGCACGATACCCCATTGCATCAAGTACCCATTCAGTCCAAGCTGGCGGCTTGGCTCCTATGAATCCGCTTCTCAATGGATTTGCGACCAAATGATCCTTCATTGATCGACCTTTTCCATGACTGCGCCTTTCGGATGGCACTTTAACGATTACAGGCTCCCATGTGCTGCCAATGCGATTGCCGCTTGGCACTGATGATGGCTTTATCCATGCCATGACCCTGATGCCGTTGCGTGAATCGGTCTCAATGACTTGCATGTAAGTGCTCAAGCTGTGAACACTCAAAGCAATTGCCCATCCGTCAAATTCCGATTCCAATTGCTTCACCAAATCGATGTGAGCTTGTGGATCATCCCAAATGGCAGCCTCGGGATGTTCATCAGCTTTACCAATTCCATGACCATTGCCACAGCCATCAACGCCGTACCATCTCTCAGCCCTGCCCAAATATGGCGGATCAGCGATTGCAAGCTTCATTTATCGCCACCCCAGCCGCGACCCTTGAAATGCACCGGATTGGCACTGTAGATCCTCGCCATCGAGATCGTGCATCCGTCGCAATAAGGTGCTCGATCAAGCTGATCAGTGATTGGCCTTTTGACAGCTTTGACCTTGCTGCAGACTTCACATCGGTATTCATATTCAGGCATGTGCATCGCTCCTATCCATGACGCCCATGACGCCACATCCCAAGCATTGCACAAGCACCTTGCCATCTCCCAGCTTGAGCTCATCCATCATGACGCCATGATTTGTGAGCTTCTTTTCAACCCTACATTGAAAGCGTAGCTTCTCCATGTGAGCTTCTCCTTAAATTCTCAATGGGATGGAGATTGTATTGCTCCACCCAAAATGTCGGATTGTCGCGTCTGCGCCAGCGTTGATCTTTGGCGATTGACACTGGGATCCATCCTCGGATCTCATAGACAGGCGATTTGCCCGTGACCAGCACAGCGATGTCTGAATTGCGATCGGTGTCTCCAATGATCAGCGCACCGGATTCGTACTTTGTCCATTTGACTTCGATTCGGGATCCGACATCCGCTTGTGTCTTGAATGTGTTGACAGTCGGCTTGAAATCCTTATTCCCAAAGTACCGAGCCACCACAATTTCAGCGCAGATCGATTCAGCCATTTGGCAGACATATTCATGAAATGACAGATTCTTGTCGTACCTTGATGAATGATCTGGACGGCCATTTATCTCCTTAATTCGTAGCACAGCCGTCTCGATCGATTCCATCATGTCATCAAATGACACTTTCATCTTCATTTGCACAGCTCGCAGTACCACAGCTCAGCCGATCCCATGACAAAGTCATATCGACCGCCATCAAATCGCTTGAATGTCTCGCATCGATCGCACCATTCAATCTTCGGTGGATCGACCTCATCTTTGATCACTCGACCATCGGCCATGAATCGTGTGCGCTCGCCAGTGCTGAGCTTGATGATCTCCATGTCGCCCATGCTATGCCTGCGCCTTCCATTTGCCATCAGCTGTCAGGCTGTACCAAATTGCCGGACATTGATGAGCTTTAAGCTTCTCTGTGCAGACATAGCCGTGATATGGCTTGCCTGCCTTCGATGTGCCTTCTTTCAATAGCATGTGGCCATGCTTGCACTGTGGAGCTTCTCCGATCAGCTCGCCGCCAAGTTGATTGACGATCTCAGCAATGCCTGTGGCAGCTGTGGCAAATCCATCCTCAGCAAATGGCTTGCTCCACGGATCATCCTCGATCTTGTTCACAAAGGCCGCTGGCATGGTCTCGACTTGCTGCATATTCTGCAAGGTTGGACGCGTCTCGGATCCGAGCAATAGCCCTGCACAGCGTCCGATGGCACTTGTGACTGTATCTTCCACGAACCATCGCTTCATCGATGGATTGTAAGATTCTACGCGGCCGAAAGCGTAATCAATCGCGCTTGGCTTCTCATCTTCGTATTCACGAAAGATCCGACATTCCACAAGGATGTATCCTGCAGCTGCATTGAAATCGATGATGTGTGTCTCGACCCGATTGGTCGGATGTGTTGCATGTAGTCGCTTGATCCTAGCTGCGACATCTTCATATCCTTCAAGAAAGCCAGCCATTACTTGACCGCCTTAGACTTGCCCAATGCCATGCCGACTGATCGGCCATGATGGTATCCGACGGATTTGCCGTCCCTGTATCCCATCGAATAGAAAAGCGTCGATGCGGCTAGTTGGAAAAGTAATCCAAAGCCAATGATCTGCTCGATTGACATTTATTGCTCCCGATTCTGGGAACTACTCAGCTTCGCTCCCAGTCATAAGAATGAAGCAACCATGCGACATCGTCAAGAATCCTGCGTAATCTTCGGCGTGTCATCGCCTGATTTCGGCTTGTCTTTCAATCCATTTGATGCCAAGACTGATCCCAATGCCCCAGTCAAGAAGATCGTCAGCGTTGAAAGTAGCTCAATGAATGCTCGATCATTTGGAGCTTGATCACCCAATGGCTGTGTCACAAAGATCAACGCGTAAAGCATCCCAGCGACGGAAAATGCAAATGTCAGTGCTAGGCAGACGCCAATGAATACGATGAGCCGAGCTTTGAGCTGCTCATTTGTCAGTCTTCGATGAGGTGAAGCCACTTGGATCCTCTCCATATATGTCCTCAGTACAGACTCCGAGAGCTTTACATTGCGGCGGATTGCACTCAGGCTTTTCCCAGTTGTCGAATTCTTGGCACTCATATCGTGTCCATCCCTGATAACTACAAGCCGACAGCCCTAGCGAAAGCGATAACCCTAGAGCTGCCAGCCGTAGTCCCCGAGTCACTTCCCCAATAACCCGAAAGCTGTGTCCTTTGGATTGAGCCATCGCAGAATTACCGGAGCGACAGCGGCTGCGCCAGCCATCGCCAATGTCTTTGGATCTGTCTCGCCTGCCATGTAAAGCGCGAGAGCTGCAGCGAAAAATGAGCGAGCCCATGATGCTGCCATTGCTTTCATTTTTTCCATGTCTTCTTCTCCTTTGTTGGCTTTTCAGCCTTCTTTGGTGTTGGCATTTCTACCGCAGGGAATTCGCCTTTGTAGGGGACATATTTTGGACGGCCAAAGCCGACCACTTCTTTGCCGACTGTGCGCTGCTTGACCATGACCATGCCGCCATTGCGTTGATCGCCTGTGCCGGATGTGTTGCCTTCGATGGTCGTGATTGTCTTGCCATCGATGCCGACCACGATTCCAATGTGACTGATCCGATCCACGCCGTCATGTGGAAAATCCATGAATGCCAAATCACCGAGTCCAGGCATTTCGTGCCAGCGGCCGATCTCTTTAAATTTGTGAGCTCCGACAGCTGTGCTGACAACCGAGTGAACCTTGACGCCAGCTTGTGCCAGCACCCAATTGCAAAATGATCCGCACCATGGCAGACCATTGGCCTTTGTAAATTCACCAAATTTGGTGATGTTGTCCGGTGTCTCGACATAGCCGATCTCTTTCATTGCAATTTCAATTGCGTGCGGAGCTGATCCGATTGGATAGCTCATGGATTTACCTCGATTGCAATATGTGATGCATGGAAGCATTCCCATCGCTTTAATTCATTCAGTGTCAATTCATCATGACAGCAATCTGGCATCGGTGCAACAAATGCATCATCAATGGGATCGTATGTATAGCCGATACCTGCATAGTTAAATCGGATCGTGCCATTGTAACTTGTCTTGATCCAAGTGCCGCCGAAGTTATCGATGAGCCATTGATATCCTTCATCTCCTGCTGGATCGTTATTGTCTCCAACAAGTACACGGATAACTTTGTTATCAGAATTTAATTCTGCCCAATGACTCATTTTGCGTACCTCACAATTACAATTCCAGAACCGCCTGTGCCGCCTGTAGTGCTTCCACTGCTTCCAGAGTTCGCAGCGCCGCCTCCGCCGCCACCTGTGTTTACTGTGCCATTGACTCCAGCAACTGCTGAACTGCTACCGCCTGCTCCGCCGCCTCCAGTACCACCTGCGCCGTTAGTCGTTGAGTAAGAAGCACCACCGCCGCCACCTGCGTAGCGTCCGCCTGATCCTGTACTTGTTGCAGTTGCCCAATCAGAATAACCAGAAAGGCCGATACCACCTGCACCAGCCGTATTGCCGCTTCC